TGGGTGGGGGTCGGGGACGAGCGAAGCGGAGGGGTTTTTTGTTTCAATTTCATTGTAACGTTCCGCAATAAATTCATTCAATTTCTCAATAGTAAAAATTCCGTGCCCCATGCTTTTATACCCATATTTTCCAAAATCAATAATCGACTTTTCAACAATTCCGCCTCGTTGAGAGGCTGTAAAAAAACATATCCGGTAATCCATTAAATCAATACCACTCGTTCGCATATCGCGAAACAGTTTACCAATACTAAAAATATAACCGGACTCTATGTCTTTTACATTTCTCCAACCCATATCCTTCCACTCTGCCGGTACTACCAGTTTTTCAAAAAACTCGTTGCATAACCGGTTCAGCTCCTCCGCGCTCTTTTGCTCCTCGCGGCCCCAGGTTCCTTTACTTTTCGGGGTATAATGCTCCATATCTGAAACTGGTAAAATGGATACAAGCCATTGGTTCCTTTAGATTGTATTTCCCTTTCTTAAACCATTCCGTAAAATCCTGATATAAAAGTCCGTCATTTTCTGCAACTACATATTCAGCAACCATTCTATATGAACCTGAATCAACATTTCTAATTGGAAAACCGTCAAAAGGACAATCCTCTTTGTCGTAAATAAACTCCTGAATTCCTACACCTGAATCTTTATCCAGTCGTACAAACTCAATTTGTTTATTTCCTTTCACATACCGACCTAACGTATGATATTTCAATACAATTACCGCTTTTCCGGCTAATACTTCATCAATGCGTTTCTTCCAGAGTGGAAGGTTTGCGCGGAGTGTATGAAGCTTAGGATCTAAATCAATAAGAAAATCACCGGGAAGTTCAACAAGCATATTGAGTCCAAGCTGTATCTTTTCAACAAAGTAGGTAGGTTGTCCTTTTTTAGAATGGTAAGCCGGATATGTGAGGCTCACAAAGATTACGTATGTCTTAATTTTCTTGCTCATTTCAGGGTTATTTTATTTGTTCAAAATATCCCTCTTTACGGTCAACCGGTTGCCTGAGAACTGGCATACATGGAATAATACTGCAATCGTCGGTAGTTGAAAATGCACATTTAAGGCACGAAGATTTTAATCTTTCTTCCTCTACAAATTCAAATACATTATCACCAATAACAATTGTATTTTTATCGTCTGAAATGCTTGTGATTATCATAATTTTGATTTTTATTTAAACAGCAATTTGTAATAAGTCAAGCCTTTCAATTAGCGGAGTGATAAGTTCAGCCGTATGGGTGTCAATTTCAATGAAATGGTCAGCTATTTCAAGCGGAATGATCAACCCGACTTCTTTTTTGCGCAGCCAACTTTCGATCCGTTTTTGTTTTTTCTTTTTGCGATTTTCTAATGCCTTGATAATGTTACCAAGTTCGATCTGTGAAACTTGAATTGTAATCATAATTTTTTGTTTTTAAGGGTTTTGTTTATTTAAGTGTTCCATAAATTCATTAAATTGTTCTTCGCTGAAAGTGTGCGAAATTTTACTTTTAAAAGGATCAACTTTAAAACCGTTAATATCAGTCTCTATTATTAAATTAAACTCAACCCTGAATTCGGTTACAACGTCCTGTGTCGTAGTTATTAAATGAAAAACAGCTGTATCAATCTTTATAACTCCGTCCGTTGTCATTTTAAACGGAAATTTCATTTTTGTCAGTTTCGCTATTAATTTCATTGCCATGGCGGGTTTTGAATTAAATAACTGTAATCCGGTAGTTTATCAATTACGCTTTTGGTCGTTTTATATCCGTTAATCGCAATTAGCAGCTTGTCCGTTGCTGTTTTTATTGGGTTAAATTTAAATCCGCATTTTTGATTAGCTCTTAATTCCGTGACTTCGCTTCGGTTGGTTGTTTCGGTATAAAATACTTCTCGGCAACCTTTTGACAAGATATATCCACGTTTTTTTTAGTAAATGTCTATATGTGTTCTTAACTTGGGGTGCTGCAACTACTTTAAGTTTAGTTCTTTGCGGAAGCCCAAATAAAACCCTGCGTTTTTCGGATGCTCTCATAGATCTTAGCGCAGTCGTCAAATTTTCAATACGTTCACGCTCTTTTTTAGCTCCAAGTCGCATAAGATTTGTTTCCCCTGGTTTAAAGCAGCTTTCGTATTTATTTGGAATTTGATAACCTTTTGGTGGCCAGTTATTGCGCTTGTTTGCCAAACGCGCGAATTCGGTGGCTTCCGTCTGACATTTGCGCTGGAACTGTTTTGTTTTCTTCAATCCGTTTTCACTCGCGAAACGGTGCAGAGCTGAATGTTTAATGCCTATTTTCAGCATTATTTCGTCATTCTTTGTATTTTTGAAGTTGGTAATTATCCACTTCTTTTGTTTATCCGTAAGTTCCATGTGTTTTATTTAAAGCAATGATACTACCAAAGAAATTTCTTCTTCCTCCCACTCATAATGCGCCACGCCTTCCCGCAATGACTTCTTTACCTTTTCCTTGCCAAGTAGTTTGGCAATGGGCTCAATTTCTGCGATCCAGACTCTTTTTTTTAGCCTTATTGTTAGTGCTTTCGCTAATTGTGCGCTTGTCATATTCCTAAATAATTTGTGTTTCCCACTTTCCCAAAGTTTCTTCCACTTTGGGAAAGTTGAAAAGAATTAAATGTTACTAAAATTCAATTCTACGGCCTGCCATTTACCGTCATCATCCTTCGCCCATATCCGGTAATAAGTTTTTGAGTCTGGACGGCGCAATGCTTTTTGGATCAATTTGCATGCTTCCGAAAACAGCGGGTGGTTAACCTTGCTCTCGTAGCGAGTAAGCGGTGTTATCTTTTTCGGATCCAACTGACCTTTGGTAGTTTCAAAAGCCGTTAGAATCATTTCCTTTGCGAAATCAAACTTGCTTTCAATCGCTTCATCCAGGAACTCGTCCAGTTTTGCCTTGGCAGCCGAAATGGTCAGTTCATCAAATTTCATTGGCTCGGAAATTTTACGTTCGACTTTTATTGTCCGGTCGAAATTATACCAGGTAAGTCCTCCCTTAGCATCCTCTCGTATCACACCGTTTTCGAGCAGAGAGGCTTTTTCCACCTGCTCGCAAATGTCTTTTATTTCACTTTTAAATGAAATTAATAACGCTTTGGCAGCTGTGGCTCTTCTCAATAGGGTAGCCGCTTTATTTTCCATTAATTTCTCGGATTTTGAAATCCGGTTAAGAGGGATCCGGTTCCCGGCTTCGTCGATCCAGTTAGGATCAGTTGTTTTCTGTGTCATGTTGATAATTTATTTAGTTACTTCTTTAAAAATTCGATTTGGGAAACTGCACCTTATTCCGTCTGGTGCGTGACATTCAGAGTGCATTGCATTCGTCCATGGTTGACAAAAATAACAACCGTTGCAATTTGAAATTAAGTTATCTGGATTTGCTACCCGAAACGTTCTGTCATCAAGCGTGAACGTTTCTCCAATTTGGTAATCAATCTTGTTCACCGCCATTTTCTTGCTCCTCCAATTGTTTAAGTTCCGCAAACTTCCGGTCGTAATCCGGATGATCAATCTCGTTGTTTTCGAGCCATTCCGTAAGCTTTTCAATGGTTTTTTTGTGTTCTTTTTCCATGTGCGTTTTTAATTAGTATTCTATTTATATGTTTGTTAATTGACGTTCTTTTCTGTTATAATACTTTGTTTCCGCGCCACAGCATTTCTTTGCCTTTTTTCCGCTACCACACCTACAAAGTTCGTTTCTGTTTATTTTTTTTGAAACCAGTCCTTTACTACCGTTGGATGGTTTTATGAATGTAAATAATCGTTTTTCTTTCATCTTAATTCGTTTAATTCGTTTTAAATTTGTGTAATTAGTTCATCGTTGATGTTATTTTTACTTCGTTCAAAATTTCGTCTTTAATACTGCGGGCTTTGGTAGTTACCTTCTGTTTCCGGTTAAACTCGGCAATGAGTGAGTGCATAGAACTTTCGCTTATCCGGTTGAAATTATCAACCTCTGTACTCCTGCAGGCGATAGCCTTAATATACTCAATTCCTTTCTCGCTTTTGCCCGTTAGTTCAAGCCACCCGCCTATAGAGGCAATGGCATTTTTGCGTAGTTTATCCAGTTTAGCCAGATCAGGTTTAATCTGCACATCCAGTTTATTGCAAAGCTCCAACAGCTCATACGCACTCATATCTTTACAGCTTTCTACGCCGTATGCGCTAAGCATTGCCAGCTCGGCGTTTCGGTTTATGTTCCCCACATTAAGCAGCGTTTTGAACCGCTTGATGTACCTTAATTGTTCTTTGTCTAACATAGTTGCTTTCATGTCCGTGTGATTTATATTATTAGTTATGCCCCATTTTAAAAAAGGATTGGGTTTTGAGCGTTTAATTTAGTTTTCGCATAGCCAAGCTCTGATATTTCGTCTTTAGCTGTTTTATAGCTGTTGAAACGATTTACAGCCGTATTAAAGTAGTTATTATCTATTTCGCAAATATCCATTTCAAAACCTTTAATATCGCAGGCTATTGCGCTGCTCATTGAACCTCCGTGAGTATCTAAAATCTTATCACCTTCATTTGCAAATTTCAAACAGAATTTATAAAGCTCAATATCCTTTTGCGTTGGATGTATTTTTTTTTCTTCATTCGTTCCGCCCCTATTTGAGAATGTGAATACCTTTGCCGGCATATTAAAAGAAGTCCAAGCAAATTCGGCTTGTGAGAAATTTTCCCATGGCTGATTTTTATTCCAAATTATAAAACCTCTGCGTGGTGGCAAATCAAAATAGTTTCCGCCCCAAATAATTTGATTTTTTGAAACTCTGAATAATTGTTCAAAATATTCTTCTGAAGGTGGTATACAATCCCAATCTGTATTCATTCGGTTCAAAATTCTATCTTTAAGTTTCCCTCGTCCATGAAATGAGTCTCCTTTTTTTAGTTTTACGGATGTACTCGTTCCGGGGTATTGTCCTTTTTCATTTCTATTTGGATTACTTCCCATTTGCATATTTGGGGCATTTATTCCGTATGGTGGATCTACAATTGCCAAATCATAATAATTGTCAGGTTTAGTTTTCATAAACTCAACACAATCAACATTATAAAAATTTATTTCACTCATATTCTTTAATCCTGTAAATTCTGATTCAGACAATTATTTGTATTCCCAATATTGCTGGGCACCATAGTGCCAAATCACATACTCTTCATTCCCGCCGTATCTGCTTTGTGGAAAAGCCTTATAACCCTCAACCATAATCTTTACATTGGCGTCATATTTAATAGATTTTCCCACATTACCTTTAGGCTGTTTGCCGTCGGCATGGCTTACGAAAATGAAAAGCTTATTTCTGAACGCGTCCCGGAGTTTCTTATAATCAGAATAGGTTAGCCCTGTATATTGCAGCGAGTCAATGAATATCACGTCGGCACTACGCTTTTTTTGTAACCGGTTTATCATATCCTTTATTGGCTCCTTATCCAGCACATGGAAGTTCCGGCTCACCTCATCCATTCCAATCTCCATAATTGCGTCCTGAATACTTTTACTCAGCCCTTCCTCTAGTGTGTTATATGCTACCCGGCAAAATCGCGCCAGGTACTTTGCAAGCTGCAGAGCAAAACGGGTTTTTCCGTTCACCGATTCCCCCCAGATAATCCACGATCCTGTCAACTCCGGACACCCGATACTTCTAAGCCATTCACCTTCAAATTTGAGTGTATTTGCTTTAAAGTGCCGGATATCGCTTACCGATAATGCCCGTTTCAATGCCATTTAATCAACTTCAATAAGGCTTTTTACTTCACCAATATGAGCCGTACGGCTCTTTTTTATCGCATATATTTTCCGCTTTACGCGTCTCAGGTCGCTTTCCGAGTCAGATATAACCGCTTGTATTAATCGTTGGTCGGTTACACCGTTACTTTCGCAAATAGCCACAATGTCGGCGGCTGTTACGCCTCGTAGTTGAATACATTTGCGACCGATCCGGCTCCAGATTTCGTTATACCCTTTTTTGTTCAGCGAAACGCCGCGCAGTAAGCTTTTTTCGAGATGTTTTGTGGCACAAAGTACAATTCCGCATTCGTCCTCAATAGAGTTATACAGCGAAATGAACAAATAAAGCGATGCGTCGGTAAGCTTGTCGGCTTCGTCGAAAATGAGTAGCGGATTTTCGAGTCGTGTAATCTGGTGAATGGCTTCCGACATCATATCGCTTTCAGTCAGTCCCCGATACTCAATACCCATTTCTTTCAGTATTTCTGACAGGAATGCCTTTTTATTCCAAAACGAGTTGCATTTCAATGCGAAAACGTTTTTATTCCGGCTCCTGAAATGGTCAATAGTGAAACTTTTACCGCTCCCGGCCTGTCCGCATATTGCCATCACCAAACTGTCTTCTTTGGCATCTTCCAACATGCTGGTTAATAGTTTATGGTCGGTTGTGTCCACCTGTTCCCAGTCTTTCAGTTTCACGCCAATCTGCGAAGCCACCGATCGCCACATCTCGTCGCGTATCATTTCCCAGTGACTGTTTAGCATTTGGCTAACCATTGCCGCACTTGCGCCTTTCAGACTATTTGCGGCCTTATTCTGACTTCCGTAACGTTCGCAATATTCCCAAAGGGCATTGACAATCTGTTCTTTTTTAATCTTGTTCATGTGTGTGATATTTTTTAAAAGTTATTAGAATTTTTTACCACCATATTTAAAACCACGCATCTCATTGTATTTCATTTTTGCAATTATATGGTTTTCAATATCAATTCCCCTTTCTCCACAGATAGCTAATAGCCTTATTAAAGAATCTGCAATTTCATCTTCAAAAGTGTCTTTAATTTCAGTTTCAAATAGGTCTTTATATTCCTGATTATTTGATTCACAACACGGTAAATCAGAAATAACGCTATAAAGTGTCTTGTTTAAAAACGGGTTCAATTTTGCATAACGATCTTTTCTAAATGCTTCAAATGCCTCCGAAACCTCAGAAATAACAAGCATTAATCTTTGAGTTATGTTTTTATCTGTAAACCCCATTTGAGTTTGAAAATCTGAAAATTGTTTGCTTAACTCGTTTAGACCATTTATTTTATAATTCATATTCTGTAAATTTTTTAAATTCTGTAAATTCTGATTCCGACAGTTAGTATAAATTTCTAAAGTCCATTTCTTCATCTTCAATCTCCACGTCCACTGCCCGGCTCTTCAAATCCCCCTTTAGGGGGTTGGGGGTCGTTTGCCTCCTCCCATCATTCCGCCTGTCTTTATGCTGCCCGTGGCTGTCACATATCATTAATTTTTGAAGTGTATCAAGCTGACGCATTATCGGCATTATTTCCGCCAAGTCATCATTTTGCTTTTGGTAGAACTCAATATTTCGGTCGTTCTGGAACTTGTTAAAATCCCTCACCCGTTGTAGTTCTCCGCTGTCGCCCGGTTTACGGTCCTTCAACGCCATCGGCTGTACGTATTTTTCTTCCAATAAATATTGAAGTGTTTCGTCAGCATTTACAGCCATCACCTTAGTTGTATCACGCGGATCAAAACGTATTTCCCATTGAGTACTATAATGATCCCTGAAGGTCACATCGAAACAATCATAATCTCTTTTAATTCCGTTAATGGTTACCTTTACCCCATTATCTTGTATCATTACAGTTGTTTTTTTATCAGTTTTCGAGTGTGCCAACACCTCTCCAAAATTCATTAAGTACCGTTCCGTTGCCAGTATCACTTTGTCTTCCTCGGGAGTTTCCGCCCATTTCTGCAAGTATTCCGCAAGTTGGGCGGCGCGTTCTATTTCCAGTTTTTCCACCAGCATTTCCACCACACCATCATAATCGGGGAATTCTTTACGGTACTTATTTAGGTAGTCTCCGTTTGGCTGACTCTCCTTATTACTCGTTACACCAAATCCGCTCCAGTTCATTTCCGGTTGACAATGTTTTTTGTTGAAGTACTTAAACCATGGCTCTATTACTTTAGCCTTGGCGTTGTGTATCTGTGCGGGTGTATATTTATCGCACATAGCCTTAAAGTAAGGTTTCATAGCACCCCGTCCGTAGTTATCGCTTTGCATTTGGTGCACCTGGTACATTTCTCCCCACAGTTCTTTCGTGTGATGTATAGCATTTCGTAAAGCCTCTTTGATCAAATCCGGATTTTCCTTGTCGCCGATTGAGTAACCTATTGGGTAATTGGTACATGGATCAAGCACTATTACCATAGTAGGTCTGTTATGGTAGGTTATCCGGGTATATCCGGTTTTTTTATCTGTTACCGTTGCCTGATACATAAGCTCAGCATCCCATCCGTCTATTGTCCAAAAGTAAAGCGGACAGGTAGGTCTCGAGCGTTTCACATGCATAGTCTTTTTATTTATGTAATTCGTTTCACCACGTCTGCGGGCATATATCATCACGTCGTTTTTGTCTCTCCACACGGCAGCTGTTGCGCTCGTGATTTTTGCCCAACTCATTTTCTCAGCCAGTTCGTTGTAATACCTCATCACCTGCGCGTTGTCCAGGTTTCGTGGATCCGACAATAGTTGTATCAACACCGCTTCTTTCACATCATCGTCTACCTTGGCAGCATTCTTATTTGCAAAGTTTTTATGTATAAGGCTTTCTATTCCTTCTTTCAGGTACTTTTTGTAACGATCTTCTAATCGGTGGAAGTTGGCGGGTAATGCGTGAGGGTATTTGCTCCGGTCAAGCTCCTGAACGGCATCGCTGATCTGTTCCCATGCGCGTGATGCTTTGTGGCCCAGTGCCGAATGTTTCGCACGTTTATCATTTATCAGTGTATGGATCGCGTCCAGTACTACCGCGTTAGCGTAATATTCCCGGCGGGTTTCTTTGGGTAAGCTTCTGCCGTCTGTCAGTTTATAATTATCAAAAAATTCACTGGCGTTTATGTTTGCTTCAATCCGGATCTCCAGTTGGTTTATTTGCGCTTGTTTGTACGGATCCCCGCCCACGCGTTTGGATGTTTTGGATCTATAACGTTCCGGCATACTATCATAAGCCGCCAGTGCAGGTGTATTTCTGCAACCACGCCTCACTATATTGATATGGTTACGCTTTACAAGATTATCATAATTAGACTTTGATATTATTCCCTGGTCTATCAGCCATGACACTTCTACCGCAAGTATGTTATTAAAATATTCCATATTGTTGATAATTAAAAGTCTTTTCAAAGCCCGTCTTTCCGGGCTGCCACCATCGTTCCGCTGGTGCGTATCGTGTTCATTCGTGATCACATTAAAGGCATTTTCTTTCTTCTCTCTTTTGCCGTGTTCCGGAGAATAGTTTCACCTATTAACCGGTATTCGTCTCTCCGAAGGTCTCCGCTCTTTCGCGGTTGTCATTGCAATTTTTGACTTATCATTCCTTGTACCTTCCCAGGGTGTTGCCGAATAGGGTTTCAATCCGCATCGGCCCGCCGTCTTTCCGGCTGTCATTGACTTATCATTTTCTGCGGCTTCCGAGGGCTGTTCCCGCTCAGGACTCGAACCTGATATAAACCCATCCCGATCAATCGGGATTGTTTTGCGGGAGTAATGATTATCTTTGTGGTGTCTAATCAAAAAAATTAATCATTATGTTACCATCCTACATTTTAAAAGTAGATTTCATTTCAACTGATACTACCAGTTCTGAAGGCTCATTTCACGAGCTACTTGCTCCGAGTCTAATTCACCTCGATGCGTTGAAGGGAGCTTTCGACCGCAAGCCGAGCACAACAACGTATTATCCGCCCGGCGTTCTACGTGGCACGACCGGATGGTCAGCCCGCTGCGTAGTGATGATTTCTGTTGGTAAGAATCGGGCTGAATATCTAATTCAATTATATGACGCGATTGTAAGTCTGATAGAGCTTGAATTACCTCATTTAGAAATTCATTCTGATGTAAGCAAATTTGAATTTTCATAAGTTTTGAATTAAATAGTGAATAATTAGATTTCCGAAAAACAGGACGGCGCAAATTGCCAGTCCCCAGTTACATATCCGTTTATTAAGCGGATCAGACAACAATTTGTCAAATGCGTAATAGATTAGTGTTTTCATGTTTGTATTTATTTTTTAAGTTCAATTTCTACTCCTCCATTGTCTTTTGCCACTTTGCGTATCTTAGTGGCCAATTCGCTTTTTGTTCTTTCCTTCAGCGCGCTTCTAATTGTCACTTCGCTCACTCCAAATAGCTTTGCAAGTTTTACCCGCCCACCTTGTTTTGTTATAATTTCACCCATGCAGAATATTGTATTATAATTATTTGTATTTTTACCGCGACTTTCTAAACCGAAAGACGATGCAAATATCAC